TCTAGATGAAAAAGCAAAAGCACCAAAGCCTTTCTCATCTGACCCATACTTTAGACAATTCTATAGTCTACTAGGGGGCGTAATTACAGATACTGGCTCAGTTATATCTACTTCACAATTACCTGAGAACAATCAAATCAAATTAGAATTTTTAGTAACTGAGTTTGTACCAATTTATCTTTCTGATAATTACAAAAACCTATCAGATTTAGACAAGTTTCAAATGTTACAAGATTTGTATAATAAAGCTAAAGAAGTATCTACCCCCCAAGATTAAAGGAGTCGTAAATGGCTGAGCCAGACATTGCCACATCTGCGGATGAAGAGCAAAACGATGGGTATATTAAAGACACACTTGAGGGTGTAGGGACTGGTATAGTCAAAGGCCTTGATGAAATTACCTCTAAAGTAGACACTGTTAGTGGTGGTCTTCTAGATGACGCAGCTACTTGGTTAAATGATAATGTAGTCGATTTAGGTACTTTTGGTGTCAACGAAGATGGCGCAGTAGTTTACGGACGTATCGCTGAGGCTTTGAAACAAGGTAAAGCACAAGGTCTTGAAGGTGTAGATTTAGATAACTACGTCAAAGATAATGCTCAGCTTTATAAGTTGACTGACGGACTACAGACTATACCTGGCAACATATCATCAGGTCTTACACAGTTTGCTGTAGGATGGTTACCAGTAAATCGCGTCTTGAGTGTATTTAATACCACCAACAAGGTAACCAAAGGCGCAAAGCTCATGGCTGAAGGTGCAGGCGCAGAGATGCTTGCCTTTGATAAGCACGAAGAACGCCTGTCAAACCTTATTCAAGAATATCCTACACTAGAAAACCCCATCACAGAGTTTTTAGCTGCTGACCCAGACGATGGAACAGCGTTAGCATTACTTAAACAAGCTTCAGAAGGTGTGCTTACTGAGGTTGCTTTCTTACCATTGGTAGCAGGATTAAAAGCTATCAGGGCTAACCGCAGAAACTTTGATGAAACAGATGAGCTAGTTGCAGAAGCTGTTGCAGAGGCTGAGACATTAGTTCCACAATTAGGTAACGATGTTGATGAAGCTATGGCAGCTTGGGAGGAAGCAAACCAAGCCATCGTTAAATCGCACGATGAAGCGGCTACAATGCCTAGCCCCACCAACCAAAAGAAACGTGCAGAAGGGCGAAGCGAAGCTGTTGCCACAATGACTGATGACCAAGTTTCCGACTTGCAGTCTAGAGGTGGTGCTATCACACAGACTAATGAAGAGATGATAGCATCTGCAAAAATCTCTATTGGACAGCATTTAGCTAAGTATGGAGATAGCACAGAACAGGGTATTCAAGATTGGATTACACGTTTCGGTGGTGATGTAACACGAGCAAGAAAAACTCTAGCTCGTGCTGTGGTACTTGCTGACGTTGCAGATGTTAATTTTGGAACTGTGCTTAGTAAGTATGAGACAGGTGATGCGTCTTACGCAGAGCTAACTAATGCTTTTAAGCAAGTTGTAGCCTCAGTTAATGTAGCCCGTGGTGGTTTTTCTGAAGCTGGACGTATGCTTGAATTTTCTAAAGTTGTTGATGGTTGGAACATAAACACCCTAGACACTGCTATCAAAGCAGGGACAGCTTTGAAAAGTAATCTCAAGGGGCGTAAGAAATTTTACGCTGAGATGGCTAAGTACGGTATCCAACTACAGAACGCTGGCTCTCGTGGCATTGGCATGATTAACGAGTTGTTCATCAACTCTATCTTGTCAGGCTTCAAAACTCATGCTGTCAACATAGGCTCTAACACCTACACAATGCTGACCATGCCTTTGGAAAAAGCTATTGGTGCAGGAATCAAAGGCAATCGTGATGACATGATGAAAGCCTTGAGGATGTATCAGGGCTTTGCGTATGGAAGTTTATCATCTGCTAAAGGAGCGTTTGGCGCACTTAAAAGTGGACAGACTAAACTAGATGCCGACTACTCCATCATGGAAGATGGTAAAATGGTCAAGGAAGGGTACATCCCTCTTTGGGCTGGTGGCGGTATTATCCGCGCACCTACACGTCTACTTGCCGCTGAAGACGAGTTTTTCAAGCAGATTAACTTTCGTGCTTTTGTTTACTCAGAATCAGTATCAGCAGGACGTGAGCTTATAAAGCGAGGTGAGTTAGATAAGGCTGACCTAGCCAAGTATGTGGATGACGAAGTCGAAAAGGCTGTCAACATCCAGATGGAACAGGCTATGACAGGTAGAGCAAGCGATGATGCTTTAGCTCCTACTGCAGATGCGGCTATCCAATATGGACGTGTTTCTACCTTTACTCAGGGGTTAGATGGAAAAGTATCTCAGGGAATTAGTAAGGCTGTCACAGACTTTCCTATCCTGCGTCAGATTAACCCATTCGTTAGAACTCCGTTAAACCTACTATCTTACACAGTACAAAGAAGTCCGTTATTCCTGTTATCAGGACGCTGGCGTAGAGACTTTATGGCTGGTGGTACACGTCAAGGCGAGGCTATTACGAGAGCTACAGTAGGTGGGGGACTAGCTACTTACTTCTACAACCTAGCAGTAGAAGGTCAGATAACTGGCTCAGGTGAACAGCTTGATACAGCACAGCTTAAAGGTCTACAGGATATTGCAGGGTATGATAAGAACTCTGTGATTACCGAAGATGGTTATGCAAACGTACAGCGTTTATCCCCTGCCCTAGACCTTATGACCATTATGGCATCCATACACGAACTTAATAAGTTTGGTAATAAAGATGCTGCTGATGAGATGGCTATGGGAGTAACTATGGTCATCACAGAAATGATGCGTGATAAGTCATTCATGCAGGGTATTGATGATTTCTTCAATGCTATTGATGACCCTGAGCGTTATGGTACGTCTTACATGGCTAACCGCGCAGGTGCTTTAATACCTTATTCTGGTCTACTGAAGTCTATTAACCAAGAGCTTAATGACCCTAAGAATAGAAAGATACGAACAGTTCTTGATGGGTTCTATCGTAACACTCCAGGCCTATCTGATGAGCTTGACCCTCACTACAACATTCTTGGTGAAGAAAAGTTTATCCCTGAGTTCTATGGGGCAGACATGGCATCTCCTGTTGGTTGGTCTGAATTAAAAGATAACCCACTAGCTGAAGAATGGATGAACGCTCTAGAAGATGGTCTTCCCTACAACATAGGAATGCCCCCTCTTAATAAGGACGGTATAGACCTGACTGACAGAGCGTTTGCCACAGATAGAGATGGTAAACCTCTAGACCCTAAACTTAGCCGTGGCACAGCCTATGGAGAGTGGATGCGGAGAACTGGTCTTATTGAAGTAAGCTTCGTTATTAATGGTAAAGTCATTAGTAAAGAGCCTGTAACATTAAGAGAAGCTCTAACAAAGCTAGTTCAAGACCCAAGTTTCCAAGGTGATGGAACAGGTAATATAAGAATTGGCGATAGGGTATATGAAGGTAGCAAGCAAGAACTTGTCAAAAAAGCTATCCAGCAATACCGAAAAATCTCATGGGATTTGATGGTTGGACAAGACCCTTACACCACACGAGCAGGTGTATTTGGAGAGGATGATGTTCTTTATGAAGTAAAGGGCAAGCCACCAAAGCAGTTTAAGGATTTTCCTATCTACCAGAAATTAGCAATAGCTTATTGGACTAACAATAGAGCTAAGGGCTACTTCGCCAATTCACAAGAAGGTCAAGACTTTATGAAAAGTCGTGAACCACAACTTAATAGCGTACTCACAGGAGGCACTAACTAATGGCTGAATCCATAGTCACCTTCGCAAGCATAGGCTCACCTCAATCAAGCTTTTCATTTTCATTTAGCTACTTAGCTGCAACTGATATTGATGCGTTTGTTGATGGTACATCTGTGTTTGCAAACAATGCCTCCACAGGTACAGCAGTTGGAGGAAACACCTACACAGTAGCATTTAGCTCTAGTGGGTCTAAGACATTAACTTTCTCCCCTGCCGTACCACAGGGAAGCACAGTGCGTATTGAGAGAAACACTGCCCTTACATCTAAGGCGGTAGATTTCTCAGACGGTGCTGTGCTTACTGAACTCGCATTGGATTCTGCTATTGACCAAGTGTTCTTTGCTACTCAGGAGTCCAACGATAAGACTGCAGAGTCTATTAAGGTAACTGCTGACGGTAAGTTCGATGCTATATCTAAAGTCATCAAGAATGTAGCAGACCCCTCATCTGCCCAAGATGCCGCTACAAAGAACTATGTGGACACAAGTGCAAACGCGGCGGCTACTTCAGCCACAAATGCCGCAAACTCAGCTACAGCATCGGCTTCAAGTGCTACTACATCAACTACTCAGGCTACTAATAGTAGTAACTCAGCCACTGCTTCGGCTAACTCAGCTACAGCAAGTGCTAACAGTGCGACAGCTTCGGCTAATAGTGCCACTGCTAGTGCTAACTCTGCTAGTGCGGCATCTACCTCAGAATCTAATGCCTCAACTTCGGCATCAACTTCTAGTACACAGGCAACTAATAGTACCAACTCAGCGACAGCCAGCGCAAATTCTGCAACAGCTTCGGCAGGTTCTGCCTCGACTGCCTCTACACAGGCATCCAACGCCTCTACATCAGCAACCCTTTCTGGCAACTACGCCAACAAAACAGACGGTGCTGTAGCTGGAAGTGAGTATTCGGCTAAGGCTTGGGCTTTAGGGGGTACAGGTGTAACTGATACGGCTGGTTCTGGTGGTGCTAAAGAATGGGCTACTGATACTACGAACCAAGTAGATGGCACTGAATACTCAGCTAAAGAGTATGCTATCGGCTCACAAGCTGGAAACACTGCTGGTTCTGCTAAACAGTGGGCAATCGGTGGTGGTGGTTCTTATGCCACTAACACAACTGTCGATGGCGCAAACTACTCAGCTAAGTATTGGGCAGAGGTAGCCGCTAGTCACGCAGATGCCGTAGATGACATTTATCTTGGAAGCAAATCGTCAAATCCGACACTAGATAATGATGGTAATGCGCTTCAAGTAGGTGCGCTCTATTATAATAGCGGTAGCACAGTGCTTCGTGTGTGGAACGGTTCGGCATGGGAAGATGCTGTCGTATCTACATCAGGCTTTGCTTCGGCTGGTTTCTCAATCGCAATGTCAATCGCTCTATAGTTTAAGGAAAAAACATGGCACAGAATTTTAGACGTTATGCCGTACAGGGTGTTGGCACTGCCGCAACAGACATTCCTGACGGTGCAAATTTTGATAGCTACGATACGATTGTAGGTATCCACATGACTAACATTACCACTAATGCAATCACCGTAGATGCGTATATCGCCAACGGTGGCACAAACTACTACCTCATCAAAGGCGCACCTGTTGCGGCTGGTGGCGCACTTCAACTTCTTGATGGTGGCGCAAAGGTAGTCGTGCAGTCTGGCGATAGGCTCTACGTCAAGTCAGACACAGCATCATCTTTGGATTGCTGGGTATCAGCAGTAGACGCAATTTCATCATAGGAGTGACCCAATGGGATACGTAGGCAATCAAACTACAACAGCGTTCACCTCTATGGACAAGCAGGACATAACTGGCAACGGTGGGACAAGCTATACGCTTTCTCATGCTGTTGCTAATGCCCAAGAGATTGAGGTGTTCGTCAACAACGTCAGACAGGAGCCAGCCGTAGCTTACACTGCTACAGGCACAACACTGACAATGACAGGTGCAGTAGCATCAACTGATGACTTCTATGTTGTCTATCAGGGCAAGGCTGTTCAGACAGTAGTACCGCCAGATGGTTCGGTTACATCTGCAAAGATTGCTGACGATGCTGTTACATCTGCAAAGCTAGACACGAACATTGCTATTGCTGGAACGCTTAGTACGGTTGGTAGCGTAGGCATTGGCACTACTTCGCCACCAGACCATCTAAGCGTAGTAACCACTGGCGCTAATGCACAACTTAGCGTTGACAGAAGTGATGGTGCGAGTGGCAGAACGGTTCTTATTCATAGTAGTACAGGCGGTCAATTACAAACAACAGGCTCTGTGCCTTTACTATTTGGTACTGCTGATACTGAACGGTGCCGTGTGGATACGGCAGGCAATCTATTAATCGGTCGCACTGTAGCAACCAGCAACACTGGCGGTCATTTTATTACACCTAGCTATGGGTTTTTTGAGAATGACGGCACACCATTTTTCATAAACAGATTTAACAGTAATGGCGACCTGTTAATTTTCCGCAAAAATAATTCTGGTGTTGGAAGCATAAGCACAACTGGTAGCTCTACTGCCTACAACACCTCATCCGACTACCGCTTAAAAACCGCAGTAACCTATGACTGGGATGCAACCACACGCCTAAAACAACTCAAGCCAGCACGTTTTAAGTGGATTGTTGATGGGGATGACGCAGAGTTTGTTGATGGATTTATAGCGGATGAAGCCCAGACCGTTGTCCCCGAATCTGTAACTGGAACTAAGGACGAAATAGATGCTGATGGCAACCCTGTAATGCAGGGGATAGACCAGTCCAAACTCGTCCCATTACTTTGTAAGACCATTTTAGAATTAGAAGCGCGTATTACAGCACTGGAGGCAAGCTAATGGCTTTAAGTAAAATCACAAACGCCTCTGTCGCTGACAATGCGGTGCATGGGCGAAGGAATATTGTGACCAATGGGGAAATGGTTATCTCGCAACGGGGAATTGACATTAACTCTTTGGGAGAAACTGGATACTCAGCCGACCGTTTTAGGACTCGAACATACGGTGGTAACGGTAGATTTGATTATGACCAAGTTACAGATGTTGTGCCAAGTAGCACTTTTAAGTATGCCGCTAAATATACCGTTTCAACAGCGGCAACAGATGTTGGGTCTTTCGGTTATTCTGTGCAACAGGTCATTGAAGGTCACAACATTGCTCAATTAAGGATTGGTAGGTCGGACGCAAAACCGTTTACAATAAGTTTCTGGGCAAGGTCATCAGTATCTGGCACATACAGTTCTGGGGTTGCCACAGCTTCTGGAGACATTTCTTTTGTAACTGAGTTCACGCTTGTGGCAGACACTTGGAAATATATTTCCTACACAGTACCCGCTTACACAACCAGTGTTCCTACAAATCTTAATGAAACAAATGGTAGTGGGCTATTCTTTACAGTTATTGGGCTGGCATCACAAACCTCTAAACAGACTAGCACATTAGATGCGTGGCAAAGCGGTAACTTTGTTTTTTCTAGTAACCAAACAAACTTTATGTCAGCAACTACCCGCACAGTGCATATCACAGGCGTCCAGCTTGAGGTAGGCGATGCGTCACCTTTTGAGCATCGGTCATTCGGTGAAGAACTGGCGGCGTGTCAGAGGTACTATTTTGAGATTAATTGGGATACTACTGAACGCCCGCTAGGTGCTAACTACAATTCTTCTAGAAGCGTATGTACTCAATCATTTCATGTGCAAATGAGAACAGACCCGACAGTAACTTCCACTTTTGCTGTCGGTGGATTACAGTCTGATTATTCTAACGAACACTGCTTTAGGTGGTACGGAAACCAACAGCAAATTTCAGTTTCGTCAGCAAAAGCAGATGCGGAGTTGTAATTATGGATAATATGAACATCACTTCAGCCCAATACGAAAATGACGAAATCAATGGCGGCACACTACGACGCCTAACTGTCGTAATAGACGGTGAAACGGTTACTGTGCCTCAACAAGCTGGCAACCGCCATTACGCAGAAATCATGCGTCAGGTAGACGCTGGCACACTAACCATAGAGGAGGCTGACTGATGCCCTATATAGGTAAAGACCCAGTTATCGGTGAGTTTATCGAACTAGATGCTTTGACTGCATCAGCCACCGCAGACTACGCACTCACCAGAAACGGTGCGGCATACAAGCCAGCAACAGTAAACAACCTACTGGTCAGCATCAACGGTGTTATCCAAGGTGGTTCAACCATGAGTCTGTCAGGTAACACTTTGACGGTTGGTGCTACTCTATCATCATCAGACACGATTGATTTCGTCAGAGTTCTAGGCAGTGTTGGCAATGTGTCAGAGCCTACAGATGGCTCAGTTACATCTGCTAAGTTGGCTAATGACATTGCTGTTAGTACATTAGATGTTGCTACTATCAGAGCCAGCAACGGTACAACTGCGGCTACTATCCAAACTGATGGCACAGTCATCATGGGTGGTAATCTTATTAGCACTGCAATGACTACCAACACTACACGCAAAGACATAAGCAGTGGTTCTGGCTTTCAAGACACTGGTTTATATATGCCTTCAATTACCCCCAAAAGCACAGCATCTAAGTTTCTTATGAATTGGAATATTACTTGCCACACCAACTCTACCAATGGAACAGATGAATTTGAATTTGCTGTTTACAGGTCAATAGGTGGTGGCTCTGATGTGGAACTTGTTACAAGTATTAATTTTGTCCGTGGGTCATCTGGTGTAAATGACCATACAGAAAGTGTTTCTTATTTAGATGCCCCAAGCACAACCTCTGCGGTTGTATATAAACTGTACGCCAAAATAGTAGCTGGTAACATTCACATTAATCCAAGCAACAAAAGGCAAGTGTTTATCATTCAAGAGTTAGCAGGATAGGAGGAAGACATGGCACTTACAAAGTTAAACACATCGTCACTGCCCTCTGGCTCTATGTTGAAAGTGGCGCAAACAGTTAAGACTGATGTATTTACAACTACGAGTGATTCGTTTGTTGATATTACTGGTCTTTCTGTAAGTATCACACCGTCCTCATCAACAAATAAAATTATGATTGAATTTAATATTGGCGCACACGATACAAATAACGCGGCTGAAATCTGTTACAAGATAATTAGAGATAGCACTGCGATTGCGATTGCAGACAGTGGCAATGGTCATCGATGCACTGTTGGAACTACAATTAATCCAGACCGTGGTGAAACTGCAAGCATGAAGTTTTTAGATAGTCCTTCAACAACTTCTGCAATTACATATAAAATTCAAACAAGAGTAAGTGGTGGTCAAACATTAGACATAAACAAACGTGGCGTAATATACGGTGCAATAAGCACAATTACAGCCACAGAAATCGCTGGATAATGAAGATGTCACTAGAACCAGAACTTAAAGTCCAGATGGAACTGGACGCACATGAGAAAGAGTGTGCTATTCGCTACGAGATGGTACACGGCAAACTAGCCAGCCTTGATAAACGTATGTGGCGTTTAGAGGCAATGATAATGGGGTCAACGATTATAGTCGTTGGTCTTGCATCGTCCCTGTTGATGAAGATGTAAATGCAACATGTGTTCTTGCTCCTAGTCTTCATAGGGACAGGCGAGTACAGAGCATTGACCAGTAGCGATATGTACTTCGCTGACATCAACCGTTGCAACTACTTCGCATCCCAAATCTCAAAACGATACGGCAACTATAGTTACTCTGACTTCGTAGATGCGAAGGACAGGGTGACTGCGTATTGCATCCCCAAATATATAAACACAGACAACGTGGAGGTTTACTGAATGATTGACCCAGTATCGGCCTTTGCTGCCGTATCTGCTGGACATTCCGCTATTATGAAAGCTGTGCAAGTAGGCAAAGATTTGTCTTCATTAAGTAATGCAATGGCTAAGTATGCACAGGGTGAAGCAGAACTTCAGTTTGGGGCAGCACAAAAGAAAAAATCTAGATTCTCATTTGCTGAAGACAGCGCAATCGAAAAGCATTTTCGTAAAGAAAAACTTGACGATATGCGTAACGAGCTTCGCTCTATATTCCAACTTTATGGAAAACCAGGTCAATGGGAAAGGCTTCAAGCTGAGATAGCTACTGAGAGAGCCAGAATTCAAAAAGAATTAAACTTAAAAGCACATAGAAAAGAACAACTACAAATCTGGTGTACCGTCATTGCAATGGTGGTAGTGGGTGGTGGTGGTTTCCTTTGGTATGTGCTTTGGCTCAAAGGAGCAATGTAAATGTTACCAATTATAAATGCCGTAGCCAGTCTAGCTGGTAACTGGATGGAAGCTAAGGCTCAGAAGTCTCAGGCAAAACAGAAGCTGGAAGTTGCTAAAATAGAAGCCCAAGTATCCAAAGTCCAACAGGACGGTAATTGGGAAGAGCAAGCTATGAAAGCGTCTGACAACTCAATTAAAGATGAGCTTTGGACTTGTGCTTTCATCTTGATAATAGCTGGATGTATGTATCCTGATGCCCAACCTTATATCCGTGAAGGCTTTATCGTCCTCAAAGAAGACTGCCCAGAGTGGTTGTCTTGGGGCATCTTAGCCAGCATTGGTGCTTCGTTTGGCCTAAAATCTATTGGGGCTTTTAAGAAATGAAACAAGCCGCAACCAAATTAAACGAAGCCAGTGAAATCACAATCCCACTTCGCAACCTCATCAGCATGATTGCTTTTACTGCAGTCTCAGTATGGGTTTACTTCGGACTTACAGAACGCATCAGTTTCTTGGAACACAACCTTGAACTGACGATGGAGGAAGTCGAAGAAAACGACAACTGGATTGACGAGTTCCAACCCCCAAAATCAGTGCAAGACACAGTGGGCAGAGTGCATGAACTTGAAATTGAGATTGCAAAATTAAAACTAGTCTTATCGCAAGGAAGAGTATGGGACTAAATGATGTGGGACATGCACAACCTTACAACCCCAGAACAAGCAGAGAGAAATCGAATGAGTCTTTATAAAAACATCAATAAAAAGAAAGCAGCTGGAACTAGTAATTCAAAAGCTAAATCAACAATTTCAGATGCTGCCTATGCAAACATGAAAGCTGGGTTTCCTAAAACAAATAAATATAAAAAGAAGAAGGCATGAACCAGCTAGTTGACCAACTTATCCGACATGAGGGCATGGAGCTAAAGCCATATAAATGCACGTCAGACAAGCTAACAATCGGTATTGGAAGAAATCTGGAAGACGTAGGCATCAGCGAAGAAGAAGCGAAAACCCTACTAATGAACGACTTGGCGAGAGTGGACGCACAGCTAGAACAGATGATGCCGTGGTCACAAGAGCTAGACGCGGTGAGGTACGAAGGATTAATGAACTTCGTCTTCAACGTAGGCATAGGGACAGCCTCAAAGTTCGTAAACGCAATGGGTCAGCTAAAGGACGGAAACTACGATATGGCAGCAACAGAGCTGCTTGATAGTCGCTGGGCTAAACAAGTAGGCCAACGCGCTGTGGAAGTCGCTGAGCAAATTCGTACAGGAGAGTACCAATGAACAAAATACCAACTGCTCCTAAAAAAACAGATAAGTACAAAAAACAAGTAACTAGTGCGCCAGTGTTTTCTAGTAGAGAAGCGGCTCTAAAACACCGAAAAGAAAAAGGTGGGACAGTGGCAGTAGATATGGGCAGTTACCATTTATACATATTTCCAAATGGAAGCACTTCGTCTATCGGAAAACCGAAATGAGCAGAGAAATCCTAGACTCCCTGCATGATGCAGTAAGCCAAGAGCTACTTGCTCGTGTCCGTACTGGCGAAGCTACAGCCTCAGAGTTATCCGTAGCCGTTAAGTTTCTCAAAGACAACGGAGCCAGCCTAGACGTTATAACTGCTGAGTCTCCTATGGGTAACCTCCTAGAGAGCCTGCCGTTTGAGTCAGTAGTTAACTAATGGAGATTAGATGCCCCCAAGAAATCATAAGCAGTGGCGAACCAAGCCAAGCGTAGAGTATGTAAGCTCTTACATCTACTCTGACCAAGACCTGTATGAACAAGAGATGGAAAAGATATTCTCTAAGGTATGGGTTCCTATGTGTCACATCAGCGAGATGCGTAACGAAGGAGACTTCAGAACCACAGAAATTGCTGGGGTTCATGTAATTGCATGGAATACTAGTGGTGGTGTAGTAGCAAAAAGAGATACTGGAGTACATAAGCTATCTGGTAATATGGAAGTACTCACAACTGGTTTTCCACTACACTGTGAAGTAAAACATGGTGGTATGGTCTGGGTTACCTTAGACCCAAATCCTACCCAGAGTGTGGAGGAATGGACTTGTGGTGCTTTTGTTTGTATTGCTGATGCTATTGATACCGAAGAACTGGAGGTCTTCCATTACCATAAGGCCATCATAGACACTAACTACAAGCTTTGGCACGACACAAACTCAGAGTTCTATCATGACTTCATGCACTACTTTAATCGTGTGTCTGGTTTTAACGATGAGTACTTTGCTCGTAAGAACATCCCGTTTGATAATGGGCATGTAAACGTTAGTAGCTTCACGGTTAACTACGAAGAGTATGATGGCTTTGAAGATAGAGGTGAACTCTCCTTCCCTAACCTACCCCCAAACCAATGGTACATGGTAGACCTATTCCCTGGATATAACTTCAATCTACGAGGCTCAGCTTACCGTAGCGATAGTGTCACTCCTCTAGCACCTAACAAGGTTCTCATAGAGTTCAGAGGCTACGGCCTCAAGAGTGACAGTAAAGAAGACAGAGCTACTCGTATTAAACACCATAACTCCATCTGGGGTGGCTTCGGACGTAACCTACACGAAGACCTAATAGGTGTAGCAGGACAAGGCACAACCATGCGCCCCGGTACTGAAGAGCGTCATATCCTCCACGGTAGACACGAGAACGGAACAATTCACGATGAGGTTGGTATGAGACACTATTATGCTGAGTGGTCTAAATGGATAGGCGTTGATGCCAGCAATCCAAAGGCACTAGCCGCTTGAACGTACCAGTTCAACTGCATGACTTCAGAAACTTTCTCTTCTTGGTGTGGAAACACCTTGGCCTCCCAGAACCCACCCCCATACAGTACGACATTGCAGAATACCTGCAGAGTAGTCCTAAACGAGCCATCATTGAGGCTTTTCGTGGGGTGGGTAAGAGCTACATTACGGCAGCCTATGTCGTTCACCAGCTTCTGCTAGACCCAGAACTAAAGTTTCTTGTCGTATCTGCATCGAAGTCTCGTGCTGATGACTTCTCCACCTTTACCCAACGGATTATCCTAGAGCTACCTATATGTCAGCACCTAGTAGCCAAGGATACCCAACGATGGTCAAAGATTGCCTTTGACGTAGCCCCTGCTAAAGCAGCAGGTAGCCCATCAGTCAAGTCTGTGGGTGTGACAGGCCAGCTTACTGGCTCTCGTGCCGACATAATCATTGCTGATGACGTAGAAGTACCTAATAACTCCATGACCCAGATGATGCGTGAAAAGCTTGGTGAAGCAGTCAAGGAGTTTGACGCTATCCTAAAGCCAGACGGTAAGGTTGTATACCTTGGAACCCCTCAAAACGAGATGTCCCTGTACAATACCCTGCTAGAACGTGGCTATTCGATGCGTGTATGGCCTGCAAGGTATCCTACCGTAGAAGGCTCTCAGAAGGCCTACAGTGGACGTTTAGCTCCAAGCCTATGGGAGACACTAGAGAGGGACTCAGAGGCCATCAATGGGACTCCTACGGACTCTAAACGCTTTTCTGATGAAGACTTGATAGAAAGAGAGCTTAGTTATGGCAGAAGTGGCTTCGCTTTACAGTTTATGCTTGATACTAGCATGTCTGATGCTGATAGGTATCCTCTCAAAATAGCAGACCTGATTGTCTACCCCTGTGATATTGACACAGCACCAGAGAAACTGGTCTGGGGCATCTTCAAGCCTATTGATAGCGTCCCCAACGTGGCTTTGTCTGGTGACCGTTTCTACGCCCCAGAGGACACCATAGGACGCTCCAGATACACAGGTAGTGTTCTTGCCATTGACCCCTCTGGTAGAGGCTCTGACGAGACAGCATACGCCGTTGTGAAGATGCTCAACGGTTTCCTGCACGTTGCAGCTGCAGGAGGCATTGCTGGGGGCTACAGTGACGACACCTTGAAGACCATAGCTAACCTTGCGAAAGACCATAAGGTTAACGCTGTGCTGATTGAGAGTAACTTTGGTGACGGTATGTTCACTGAGCTACTCAAGCCTCACATGACTAAGGTGTACCCTGTGTCTATGGAGGAGGTCAGGCATAGTAAGCAGAAGGAAGCTAGGATTATTGATACTCTAGAGCCTGTAATGAACCAGCATAGGCTCGTTATAGACCCTAAAGTACTCCAGAGAGACTACGATAGTGTGCAACATCTACCACCTGAGAAGGCCATGAGGTACATGCTGACCTACCAGATGACTAGAATTACACGTCAACGTGGTGCTTTGGCTCACGATGATAGGTTGGATGTCTTGGCTATGGCTGTGCAGTACTGGGTAGACCAGATGGCAGCAGATGCTGACAGTGAGATTAGGGTCAGGAAGAGTGAATTACTGGATAATGAGCTAGATAAGTTCATGTCTCATGTAAATACCAGTAATCATAGAGCAAAAGCTAGTTCTTGGTTCTAACCTTCCCCTATAGCTATACCCCGGGGTTCATATATATATATATATACTTAGGTTCACTAGGGGGTCTAGGGGGATAAGAGGTATAGGGTCTACACCCTCCCTCCTCCCCCTACCCCATCCTAAAATACAAACAAAAATCTGAGGGGGTATATACGCAAGGACCAGGCCATTCGCCCCCGTTGCCTTTAGTTATACCGCATCACGCCACGTCAAAAACAATGTTAGGCCACACCACCACACCACCAACGACTTTATATATAAGGGCTTGCTGGAATTACATCGGTTATTAAATCCGATTGCATGGCTTGGCTTGTGATTGCTTGGTGCTTTCTTTTACTTTGTCTGTTTGTTTGTATCTATTTTTTTTAATTAATTACACTCATGTATTTTTTACGCTTGACGGATATATTTCCATATGCTTAAATCTAATCATCAAGACGACGCACTACCACGGTAGACAACCCTTGATTACTAGGTGATAACTTATAAACGCTTTAACGCATCATTAAGCACCACGAATAAAAGAATAGCCTAACGAATAAAAGAATTGACTAAACTAAATTGATACACTACTGTAATAAATATCAAAGACGCAAGAAGTAAGAACCCTTGTGAATGCCAGACCTCTAACAGTCGAAAGGCTACGGTCACCCAAGGTTCGATAGCAGGTGCAAGCCTAGTTATCACTAGTCTATTGATACGACTAGCAAGCTATCCCATAGCAAGGACTAGCTTTTATGATGTTGGCAATATCGTTGTCAGTCGGGGTGCAAGCGATTAAATGTATGAGCTAGCGACACATACAGCCTCAGTTTACCCTAGCCGTAATAAAGGATAGCAGTATCTGGATGTATGGGTCATCACCGGCTGGGGGGTTGCAGCCTCATTCTGTCTACCATTGACAGTTGTAGGTACACCTGGACTCCATACGCTATAGTTCTCCCTTAAACTTCTAGGTGTATCTACACCTGCCAATGATAGCAGGGTGTAAAGCTTAGGAGGCTAAAGCTATGTCAAAAGTAATTCGTAATCCTATTGGTTACAATAATCTTGGTTTCAAGCGTACTACTGCACGCTATGGGGAAATTGGTTCATGGTCACAAAACGTGGGTATGTTCTTTGTTTCTCGTTGTGCAGTAAGTGGTAAATGGGTATCTCGCAATGTGTAGCGCAGGTGAGTACTTTCTGTATATGACGTTTGGTCTGTGTTGCATGATGGTTGCCTTTATGGGCGTTATCAATGGTGTTGCACTGATTTATCCGTTAATGTGTTCGGTGTTCGGTCTTATCTGTTTCTGGTTACCGTTCATCATCTATACAATCTATGAAGACGTTTAGTGTCATCATCTGGGTACAGGTGTCTATACCTGTATCCTAATGACTACACTACCGTATAATTTACACTGGAGGTTTATTATGTCTAAGGTTAATGGATTGAGGCTGTTAGGTGTTGGTAATAATGCCAAGACTGTTAAAGGCGATGGTTCGGAGTATCTGACTGCTATCATGTACCTTGCACCTGCTGACCAAGTCGAGGGCATAAATATGTGTCCTATGGCTGTCTTGGCAGGTTGTAAATCAGGTTGTCTCAATACGGCAGGCCGTGGACAGATGAATTGTGTCCAGCAGGCACGAGTACGCAAGACTATTTTGTGGCGTGATAACCGTGAAATGTTCCTTGTCCAACTCAAGGCTGACCTTGACCGTTTTAGTGCCTATTGTTTACGCAAGGGCATCAAGCCATGTGTTAGGCTCAATGGTACGTCTGACGTGCCTTGGGAAAACTATATCGACATGGAAAACGACTATCCTGAGATACAGTTTTATGATTATTCCAAGACATCTAACAGACTAGACAAGAAGCTACCTAGTAACTACAGCATTACGCTGTCTTACTCAGAAGCATCTGACAGGTACGCAGACATAACAAGGCTGGCTGCACTCAAGACAGGGGCAAACCTGGCGGTGGTCTGGCGTACTCAAGACGCTATACCTGAGACATTCTTAGGACGCAAAGTTATTGACGGTGACAAGGATGACCTACGATTCCTTGACCCTGCAGAATGTGTTGTTGCCTTGTATGCTAAAGGCTCAGCAAAGCATGACACTAGTGGGTTTGTTATTGACTAATCTATCCACTAGTGTATAATCTACACTATCAACAGGAGGCAGTAATGAGTGGCTATTACAAACAGCTTGAGGGCTACACCATCGACAAGTTCTTAGGTGTAACTAATGACGATGACGATTGGGGAAAAGATGGTTTCCCAAAGTTCAGACTGACCAAGGCTGGACATGAGACAATCATTATAGAGGTATCGCGTGACCCAGAAGGTAACGGTGGTGGCTTCTTATTTATAGAAGGTGAGAACGATGACTGCTGAGGATATTATTGAGGCTTATATGTACACTAGTGTAAGCATAACAGAACTATCACTACGTTCTGGTTGGACTACATACGAACTTAAAACCTTATTGTGGAACTAATGTATCCACTCATGTAATTATACAGGAGGCTGTTATGAATGTACTAAGTTTGTTTGACGGTATGTCGTGTGGACGTATCGCGTTAGATAAAGCAGGTATCAAGGTAGATAAGTACTATGCCAGTGAGATATGTAATGAACAGACATTTACCAAGTCATTCTTTGACGAAGAGATGTTTGACCACGATTGGAATGACACATCAATCATGCAGGAGGTAGCATAGCATGTACATCAAACCACTATACGATACCGTGGATACTGACAAACGATTGGTGTCTATCACTACAGAGATTAGGAAGTTAACTCAATACATCTACGATGCTGAATGGCAAGAGCAGGACGTGACATTAGAAAAGCAAACACTCCGCAGCCTCAAGCACAAGCATGACTCTGGCATTAACTTTGAACCACTATTTTAATTTATTGCCTACATCTATCACTTGACAGATTACCGCCGCCAGTGTATAATATATACAGTTTCAAACAATAACAGGAGGTTATAACATAACAACAGACATACTAATGATTTACGTTACAATCCTGGCATTACTACCAGCTTTCTTGGTAGTTTTTGTTATCGTATCCTCACTTATTTATAGGAGATAAGATGGTACACAAGCGTTTACTGCCCACATGGGCTTGGATAAGAGGCGATGCTGACTGGCCTCAGGCACCACCTAGCAACTGGTCTATTACCCATTCGTATTTTGCTGAGCAGTGGAAATAGTCGGTGGCTTTGTCGTGGAAGCCGACTTTAAACCAACCCTTAATGTATATGAATCTTTTACTTACTAATGAGAGGGGTAGAGCATTGCTCTTTACAATTTTCAACTACGACATATCAGTACACACATGTAATTTTGGTAGCCTTACTCCTAAATATGGAGTATCTATTCGCAAAGATTATCCCGATACATGGGTACATATAGGAAGTGGAGTGACATTAATTGTCTCTGAAATTAGCAAAACTAACCAGAATAGTAGAGGAGTTACGAAAGCTTGACACCGAAATGCAATTACAAACTGTTCTTGCATTTCTAATAATAGCACAGAAGGACAGCCAAGGTAACACCGTGACTATCAAAGAGGTTGGTGAATTGTTGGGGGTTACCTCAGCATCAGCCAGTCGAAATGTGGCAGCATTAACCAAGTTCTCTAGACATAGACGTGCTGGGCATGACTTGATAGAGACATACGAAAACCCAGAGTTTCGTGTGGAAAAACTTATTACCCTTACCGAAAAAGGTAAGGCTTTAGTCACAAGATTAGATAACATTCTGGAGTAGCACATGAGTATTAAAGTAAGGGGTAACGGCTTCCAAGTTTATGTAGCCGTTAATGGCAATAAGTTTCGGCGTACTGTATCCACTCGCGGCGAAGCTACGGCACTGGAGCAATCAGCAAGGCAGGCCTTAATGCTAGGCAAGCCTGTCCCAAGCGAGGGCATCACTGTCTCTCACACATGGGGTCTGAAGGAAGCTGCCGACAAATGCTACAAGATGAATTGGGTAGGTACTAAGTCTGAGTCCAAGCTTATCCTCGTGATGAACGAGGTAGTTAATTACTTTGGTAAGGACATTGACATAGCCGACATCACTACTGAACTAGTCGATGAGTTCATCATAGCTCAGAAAGAAAAGCGTAGGGCTAACGCCACTATCAATAGAAAGCTGGCCTCCCTTTCTAAGATACTACGCTTTGCCAAGGAGAGAGGTAGGTTGCCAGGTGGTATGCCTACCCTCTCACGGCAAAAGGAAGGTACAAGTAGGATACGCTTCATCACTGTTGAAGAAGAACAGCAGTGTCTAGCTACCCTAGATAGCTGGGGGTTCGATGAACTACACGATGCTTTCATTGCCTCCATCGACACAGGTATGAGAGCAGGTGAGATGGCTAAGCTAGATGCTAAGTGCATCGACAAGCATGGCGTGTACCTAGTGGATAGGAAGAATGATACCAACGGTCTTGTTCCCCTAACCACTCGCGCACGTCAGGCTCTTGAACGCAGGATTGCAGCCAGCGATGGAGGTAAACTCTTTGGCACTTTCCCTCGCTCCAAGTGGCAACGCTTAGTCAACCATCTAGAACTGGACGATGTAGTCTGGCACACACTGAGACACACCACATGCTCACGTTTAGTGCAACGTGGTATGCCTCTCGTTCACGTCAAGGAATGGATGGGACACTCAGCTATCCAGACTACTATGAGGTACGCACACCTTGCACCTAAGAACTTAGAGGTTGGTGTCTCTTTACTAGAGCAGGTAGATTGATTATACCTGTCGAAACTTTGTGTCCTTGGGTGTGTCCTAAGTGTCCTAAGTGGAGCGAGCATGGTGGAATTGGTAGACACACAAGACTTAAAATCTTGAGCCTTTTCAAAGGCGTGGGGGTTCGAGTCCCCCTGCTCGTACCAATTAAATCGGACTTAAAATCCCTACCTTATTAAATACACTATCGCAATACCTCCTCTAACACAGAGCCAGTAAGGGCTGTAACCCCCAAGGGTAAACATTATATATTGTTACACGAGTGTAACGGATTTATTATTTAGGACACAATACGGTGTCCTAAGTGGCGTAAGGAGATAACATGCCGACATTAGAAGAGCAGTTAGAACTAGAAGAGCAGATGCTTAGTGATGGTGTCAGTCGATACCAAAGCAACACCAACAAACTAATAGAGAAGGGTATCGAATCTAATACACAGCATGGCCGGGCTATGATTGCTGCCATCGTCAATGCTGTAGCTGATGGGGTATCTGATATTCAAAGAGACGTTACAAGTAATCGGGATATTACTAGAAAAAATTTACAGGGAATGGATGCCCACCAAGTTGCATACCTTGCCCTCATCACAGTAGTTGATGAAGTATCTAAGAGGTTTACCTTGATGAAGGTAGCCAAGAGTCTAGGTGCAAACATAGAACTTCAGAAGAGGCTTAGCATTTGGGTTGAGGCTGAGGGTAACTCAGCACTTAATGTAATCAAGAAGGCTAACGAGAAGTCAAGCAAGCTACATAAGCGACAAGGCCTAGTCCATAAAATGAACAAGGATGGTTACAACCATACTGAATGGACTAACGAAGAACGTATCCATGTAGGCATGAGGTTGGTAGATAAGATTATTATTAAGACAGGGTTGGTCAGGCTAACCAAGTCAGTGAAGAAGAATAAAACTATTACCTATCTGGAAGCTACCCCCGAAACTCTGGCTTGGGTTCAGAAGTTTAACACGCATCAAGAAGTTATGAAGCCACGTTATGCTCCATCACTTATACCCCCCAGAGATTGGGACGATGTAATTGGTGGGGGATACCACAGTCAAGTCATTAATCAACTACCGATAGTGAGGGTACATTGAAGAAAAAATCTAAAGAATACTTAGATAGGCTACGACAGCAAGACATGAGTGTGGAGTATCGCTGCATCAATGGACTCCAGCGCACCCCTTGGTCAATCAATAAGCCTGTGCTTGAGGTAATGAGAACAGCATGGGACAGCGGTGAAGAGTGGGCTGGCCTCCCTCCTCGTGAAGACTTACCCTTACCTGTGTACCCATTCGATAAAGACCCACAGGAAATGAGCGAGGCAGAGAAGCTACTGTTCAGAGATTGGTCAAGCAAACGCAACCGTGTTTACCAAGCAAATGGTAAGTCAATGTCACGGCGTATCCAGGTGGAGCGTACACTACAGCTTGCTAATCACTATGCTAAGTATGACGAGTTCTACTTTGTATGGCAGTTAGACTTTCGTTCACGCAAGTATCCTGTTGAGTCCTTCATGTCACCACAGGTAGCTGATTGGGGCAAGGCTCTCATTGGATTTACCTACGGCTTCCCTATTAACGAAGCAGGTGATGCTGATTGGCTGGCTATTCATGGTGCTAACTTGTTCGGTAATGACAAGGTATCCTTTTCTGAGCGTATCCAGTGGGCATGGGATAGTGAGGCTGACATAGTAAAGGTAGCTGAGAACCCACTTGATTACATGTGGTGGACTCAGGCTGACAAGCCTTGGCAGTTCCTTGGTTGGTGTATGGAATGGTATGGTCTACTACGTCAGGGTTGGGGATACTACACACACCTACCCTGCGCCGCTGATGGTAGCTGTAATGGACTGCAACATCTAAGTGCAATCCTACTCGATAAGCAGGGTGGTAGGGCTACTAACTTAATACCATCAGATGCACCGTCAGATATATACACTGATGTAGCAATTAGGGCTGAGACTTTAATTAAACAAGATGCCCAAGCTGGTAATGAGATGGCTAAGAAATGCTTAGAGTTTGGCGTCACTCGCAGTCTAACGAAGAGGCCTGTAATGATTACGCCTTACTCTGGTACACAACACGCTTGTCGTGAGTATATCCAAGATGCAATCGCTGATAGAATAGAGAAGAAGGGAGACTGTAACCCCTTCGGTGATGATTACTTTGAAGCTTCGCTCTACCTAAGTCGCCACATCTGGCAGGGTATTAACGAGACTATCTCATCAGCCCGGCAGGTAATGGACTACGTTAAGACCATCGGCTCACACTACGCTGATGCTAACAAACATATGGAATGGGTAACGCCTACTAATTTTCTAGTTGTACAGCCCTACCTCAACACTAAAAAGCGCAGGATTGAGACACACATTGATGGTAGTATTGTACGACTAAGTTACCAACAAGAATTAGAAGATGTGAATAGGTCACGGATTACAACAGGTAGTAGCCCTAACTTCATTCACTCATTGGATGCAGCTGCTTTAACTAAAACTGTTGTCAGGTGTATGGATGATGGAATGACTGACTTCGCTATGGTGCATGACAGCTATGGTACACACAGCCCTAACATGCCTATCTTGTCACAAGTATTACGAGAAGCTTTTGTTGAAATGTATCAGGAGAATGATGTGTTACAACAACTGCGTGACCACGCTTGTTACACTATAGGAGATAATACACTACCCCAACCACCAACTAAGGGAGACTTAGATTTAAGCAGGATACTGGAATCACAGTACTTCTTTGCATAGTTTCTAACCTTCCCCTATAGCCTATTAGTTACACTCAAGGAGATATTATGAATAAAACAAAAGTAGTAGAAGGTAAATCAATCTATGGTCAAAATGTATTTGAACCAAACAAAGATTTTGAAAAGCAGTTTGGGACATACTCCATTGACCTACTCAAACCAGAAGAAGAAGCAGTTAAACTATGTGAGTACCTTGAAGGTCTAGTGAATGAACGCTACGCCGCAGAGGTCAAAGCTTCTAAGAAACCAGATAGCTTGTCCACTCGTTTACCTTTCGTGCGCCATACTGACAAAGCTGGTAACGAAACAGGAGACATCCGATTTAAGTTTAAGTTGAAAGCTGGTGGCGTGGGTGACAACGGAGAGTGGTATCAGAAACCAGCAGTCTTAGATGCCAAGCGTAAACCAATGTCAGGCGAGAAGTTAATCGGTAACGGTAGTCGTGTAAAGGTTGCCTTCAACCCCTCAGTTTATTTTGTACAAGGTACTGTTGGGGTCACCTTGAAACTGGACGCTGTACAAGTGATTGACCTTGTGCCTCACAAAGACCCAGCAGCTTTATTCGATGACGAGGATGGCTACACTGAATCGGCTGTCGAGAAAGATGACCGTCAAGAAAGCCCATTCGATAGTGAAGAGACAGACATTGCCGAAGGGAACTTTTGAGGAACACGTCATCTCTGACCTAGAAAGCAGGGGCGTTTCGTTTGCTTATGAACCACATAGCATACCCTATCGGGTGGAACGCCTCTACAATCCTGACCTTCTCATCAATGAAATCTACATAGAGATGAAGGGATACTTCCGACAGGATGCACAACGAAAGATGAAAGCAGTCAAGGCGCAGAACCCTGAGTTAGACATACGCTTCATCTTTCAGAAGGCAACCTCGCCAGTGCAAGGCGCGAAGGTACGCAAGGATGGGACAAAGATGACGTGCGCGGAGTGGGCAGACCGTAATGGTTTTGTCTGGAGTGAAGGAACTTTGCCAGAGGAGTGGGCATGAAAGTACATAAATCAATCACAGTAAACCTACCAGTTACCATCAACGCCAACATCATAGATTGGGAACTACTTGCCTATGAAATAGTAGAAGACCAGAACATTGAGAATGATGAACTAAAGACTATCGCAACACAGATGAGAGAAGCAGCAACTATTGTGGAGGAATCCATTGGAGGAGAGTAACTACATCCGAAAGGAATCATGCACTCACTGTGGTAGTTCTGATGCTAATGCTATCTACACTGACCATAGCTACTGCTTCTCTTGTGAGACATACGCTTTGCTTGGGGAAGAAGCAGAACCTACACCAGCGAACACTAACTTAATTGATGGTCAGGTCTGTGCGCTGAGTAAGCGAGGTATCTCTAACGAAACATGTAAGTTCTGGGACTATCGTATCGGGCAGTATAAGGGACAGGCAGTACAGATTGCTAACTACAAAAATGATAGAGGTAAGACCATTGGTCAGAAGCTACGCTTTGCTAATAAAGACTTCCTGTATCTTGGAGATAGTAAAGACATTGGGCTGTATGGTCAGCACCTATGGCGTAGCACAGGTAAGATGGTGGTCATCACAGAAGGTGAAGTCGATGCCCTCTCAGTCAGCCAGTGCTTCAACAACCGTTGGCCTGTGGTTAGCCTACCTCAAGGCAGTGCATCAGCTAAGAAAGCCATACGCAAATCTATTGAATGGCTTGAGCAGTTCGATACTGTAGTGCTTTGCTTTGACATGGACGAGCAAGGACGAAAGGCAGCTCACGAGGCCGCCCTGCTCCTCAGTCCAGGACGCACCAAGATAGCCTCCCTGCCCTCTGGGTATAAGGATGCTAACGATATGCTCAAGGCTAATCAGCAGAAGGCATTGCTTGATGCTATCTGGGGAGCCAAGAGTTTTAGACCTGATGGTATCGTAGATGGTGCTGAACTGTGGGATGTGGTATCATCAACGGACAATAAAGATAGTATCAGCTATCCCTACCAAGGCCTGACAGATAAGACTATGGGTCTTCGCGTTGGTGAGATTGTCACTATCACAGCAGGTAGTGGCACTGGCAAGAGTCAGTTCACTAAGGAGATAGCACACCACCTAATACGCCAAGGCGAAACGCTGGGCTATATAGCCCTTGAAGAAAACGTAAAGCGTACAGCCCAAGGCCTTATGTCCTTATCAATCAACAAGCCCATTCACTTGGGTAGCGAGGGAGTCACAGAGGATGAACTTAAACTGGCCTTTGATGATACTCTTGGCACTGGCAGGGTGTTTCTCTATGACCATTGGGGTAGCACTGACTCTGATAATCTGCTTCACAAGGTACGCTACTTGGCTAGAGGCTGTCGCTGTAACTGGATTGTACTTGACCATCTCTCTATCGTAGTTTCGGGCATGGAAGGTGGTGACGAAAGACGTACCATCGACACTCTTATGACCCAACTTCGTACACTAGTGGAGGAATTGCAGATAGGGCTGATACTAGTCAGTCACTTGAAGCGTCCGTCTGGTGACAGGGGGCATGAGGACGGAGCGCAAACCTCCATGTCTCAACTACGAGGCAGTGCTGCCATCGGGCAACTAAGCGACATGGTTATCGGGCTGGAGCGTAACCAGCAGGACAGAGACAACCTTCACATAACAACTGCAAGGCTGCTCAAGAATAGATGGTGTGGCGTGACAGGAATCTGTTGCCACTTGGCCTATTCGATTGACACAAATCGCATGACAGAAACGGTAATTGAAGATGACTCAGAAGAATCCCCAGAATTTTAAGAACGTACTTGTTCTCTACACAGAAGAGCAACTCACAAAAGCCTATCAAGATTTTCTAGAAGAAGTAACGAGCCTGATGATTGAAGGGCATGACATGGGTAACGTCCCTACACGAGAAGAGTTCCGCATCATCTTTGAAGAGGAACAAGCAAACCAGTAATCACTCCAGCGAGAGGATAACATGAACACATATATTATGGACATCGAAGCCAACCACCTACTTGAAGAAGTAACGAAAGTCTGGTGCGTTGTAATGAGAAACGCAGACACTGATGAGGTTCATACCTTTGACCCTGATGAGATAGAAGCAAGCCTAGAGTTTATGAACAAGGCTGAGTATCTCGTTGGTCACAACCTAATCGACTACGACTTGAGGGTACTCAAGAAGCTGTACGGTTGGGACTACAAGGGTAAGGTCATTGATACCTTAGTCTGCACTCGTACCATCTGGCCTCACATTGGAGAGTTAGATAGTAAAAATTTACCACAAAAATTAAGAGGTAGTCATAGCCTAAAGGCTTGGGGCTACAGATTAGGAGAACTAAAAGGTGATTTCTCTAACGGTGTGGAGTCCTTTCAACAGTACTCCAAAGAGATGCTTACATACTGCATCCAAGATACTGCATGTACCAAAGCACTCTATGATAAAATCAAAGCTAAGAACTTTAGCGAAGACGCTCTTTCCTTAGAGCATAAACTACACACCCTACTCGTGAGACAGCAGGAGGTAGGCTTCCCTTTCCACATTGAAAAGGCACAGAAGCTACACGCTTATCTGGAGGGCAGACGCTCTGAGATATACACACAGTTAGTGGATACCTTTGAGCCTACCATCATTGAGATGAAGACCAAGACAAAGGTAATCCCCTTCAACCCTGCGTCACGCCAGCAGATAGCTGACCGCCTGATGAAACGAGGATGGGTTCCTACCTCATTTACTCCTACGAATGAACCCAAGGTAGATGAGAAGATACTAAAAGAAATAGATATACCAGAGGCACAGCTTGTCTCTGAATATCTCATGTTGAACAAGCGTATTGCTCAGTTAGCTACAGGCAACCAAGCGTGGCTGAAACTAGAAAAGAATGGACGGATACATGGACGTGTCAATCATATGGGTGCAGTTACGTCACGCTGCACAGCAAACAATCCTAACATGCAGCAAGTACCTAGCCTCTCTGCTCCGTTTGGCAAGGAGTGCCGTGAGTTATTCTATGCGCCTGATGGGTATAGTCTCCTTGGTGCTGATGCGTCAGGGTTGGAGCTTCGTTGTCTGGCTCACTACATGGCTAACTACGATGATGGTGCGTATGCACAAGAAGTTGTCAATGGTGATGTACACCTCAAGACACAGGAACTCGCAGGGTTACCTACCCGGGCTACAGCCAAGACTTTCATTTATGGATTCCTTTATGGTTCGGGCGATGAAAAGACAGGTCAGATTATTGGTAAGGGTGCTTCAGAAGGTAAGAAGATAAAGGCCAAGTTTCTTAGGAAACTACCTGCACTCAAGAAACTTAGAGATGATGCAGCCAGTGCAGCTAAGGAGCGTGGTTGGGTCAAGGGATTGGATGGACGTATCATACCAGTACGTCATGCCCATGCCTGTCTCAATACAATCCTGCAGTCAGCAGGAGCAATTATATGTAAGCGTTGGTACGTCACGATTGAAGCACTGCTACGCCTTAAAGGTTACACGAATGTAGATGTTACGGTTGTAGCATTCATTCACGATGAAGTCCAAGTCCTAGTTCGCAACGGACTAGAGGATGAAGTCGGCAAACTAATTCAACAAGCGATGAAGGATACCGAAGCTTACTACAAGTTTCGATGCACCTTAGACAGTGAGTACTCATATGGAAATGACTGGTCTTCAACCCACTAAAGCTAACCGTAAGAAGTTTGATATTGACCTAGCCTATGGGCAGGTGCGTGAGCAGGAAGTAGCTGACATGCTACAGGATAAAAAGATTGAAGTTAAGAGTGAGCGTGGTGTTTGGTACAACTCAGGAAACATTGCCATTGAATATGAAAGCTACGGCAAGCCATCAGGAATTGCAGCTACAGAGTCTGACTACTGGTTTCACAATCTATGCCTTGGTGACACTACTTTTGCCACCCTTGTCTTCAAGACAGATGTGCTGAAAAATATCATCAGTCAGTTAGACCATATCCGTAGCGTTAATGGTGGTGATGGGTACAAGTCTAAGATGTACCTCCTCAATCTTGAGAAGCTTTTCTCCACTGATGTAATTAAGGCACTGAAGAATGGACTTTGATTTCATATTCAAACTGATTGTGACTGTGTCCTTCTTTGCCGTGAGCCTTGCTCTTGTTCTGAAGTGGGCAGTAGAGGCTTACCTAGACTACATCCAAGTAATGGAAGGTATTCGCATCATCACTTTAGAAGAACACAAAGAACGAGACATGAAAGAGGGACGTGATGATATTAATTATTGATGCAGACATTATAGCATACAAGGCCGCCGCATCCTGTGAACATCCTATTCATTGGGGTGACGGACTGTGGACACTGCATAGCTTTGAGCAAGACGTGGATACCTATATCGGTATCTTCATGGATAAGTTAAAGCAAGAGGCTGACACAGATAAAGTACTCTGTTGCTTATCAGACAAACTAAACTTCCGTAAAGAACTAGCACCTTACTACAAAGAGAACAGAGCTAACACTCGCAAGCCTATGCTTCTTCAGTACGCTCGTGACTATATCTGGGAACAGTGGAATAGCACAATCGTAGGCAAGCTTGAAGCTGACGATGTCATTGGTATCACAGCCACAGGGCAGGACTGTATCATCTGGTCAGAAGATAAAGACCTTATGACTATAGCAGGTAAACACCTTGTTGATGGTGAGATTGTCGAGGTCACGCAGGATGAGGCAGACCATAGGTTCTACACTCAGGTTCTAACAGGTGATGCTTCCGACAACTACAAAGGATGTCCCGGCATAGGGGCAGTTAAGGCTGAACGTATTCTCACCCCACCAGAGGGGGAGATAGCAACAAACCTATGGCGTTGGTCACAGGTTGTATCAGCCTACCAGAAAGCTGGTCTTAATGAAGACGAAGCCCTGCTCCAAGCACGTCTAGCCTACATCAAGCGAGAAGAGTCGATGGACTTATGGGAGCCGCCACATGAGGCATGAGGAATTTATGAAACAAATGGCAAAAGCAGAGGATGATAATGTCAATAATCCGTCACACTATAATTCAGCAGGTGTCGAGTGCATCCAAGCAATCGAGGCGGCGTTGTCTCCAGAAGAGTTACGAGGCTACTACAAAGGAAACATCCTCAAGTACACATGGAGAGAGCAGTACAAAAACAAAGACGAAGACCTCAAGAAAGCCAACTGGTACTTGTCGCGTTTGGTTGGAGGGATGAATGATTAACTTCAACGACTATCAAAAGAAAGCAATCACTACTGCAGTTTACCCAAAGAAATATGGCATCTCTTACCCTGTATTAGGTTTGACTGAAGAGGCCGGGGAGGTTGCTGGCAAGGTTGCCAAAATGATGCGCGATGGCATCCCCCTATCAAAACAGAAAAAGAATATCGAAGCAGAGATGGGCGATGTTCTTTGGATGCTGGCCGCCTTAGCCCATGACTGTGGCCTATCCCTTCAAGAAATAGCAGAGAAAAATTTAATGAAACTAAACGCACGACAAAGTGCAGGCACACTCCACGGAGAGGGAGACAATAGATGAGCATACCTAATCGACACTACGGAATGACCCTCCCTCTATCAGAGGAAATAGATACAGTTAAGTATCGCCAAACAGGTGAGTCCTTTTACGATAAAATTGTACGCATTGCTGCAGCACTAAAGGATAGCCCTGACCACTTTGAGTCGTTCAAGGATGCACTAAGACATCTTCGCTTCTTACCTGCTGGCAGAGTACAGAATGCTATGGGTGCAGCCCGACAGACTACAGCATATAACTGCTTTGTCTCAGGACATATTGAGGATTCAATGGAGTCCATCATGGAGAAAGCTACTGAGTCTGCCTTTACCATGAAGAAGGGTGGAGGTATTGGTTACGACTTCAGCCGACTTCGCCCAAGAGGAGATAGGATTGTTACCTTGGACAGTCGTTCCAGTGGGGCTGTAAGCTTCATGGGTATCTTCGATGCAGTATGTCAGACCATAGCTTCATCAGGCCACAGACGCGGCGCACAAATGGGCGTACTAAGAATTGACCACCCCGACATCGAACAGTTCATTGCGGCAAAGCATAACTCAGACCAGCTTACAGGCTTTAATATATCTGTAGGTGTTACCGATAAGTTCATGGAGTGTCTGGAAAACGACACACCCTTCCCCCTAGTGTTTGAAGGAAAGGTCTACAAAGAGATAGACCCCAAGGCTTTATGGGATAGGATTATGAATAGCACATGGGATTGGGCTGAACCAGGTGTGTTGTTCATTGATACTATTAACAATAAAAATAACCTAAAGTATTGTGAAACAATAGAAGCCACAAATCCGTGTGGTGAGCAGCCCTTGCCCCCATATGGTGCATGTCTACTAGGCTCTTTCAACCTAACTAAGTATGTGACAGACAGCGCATTCGACTTCGGTTTGTTTACTGGAGACATTCATACTGTAGTGAGAGCTATGGATAATGTCGTTGATAGAACAATCTACCCATTACCACAGCAACAAACAGAAGCTAAGAACAAGCGTAGGATGGGGCTTGGCGTTACTGGTCTAGCAAATGCCGCTGAGATGTGTGGTTTTCCTTATGGCTCTGCAAAGTTTATGGAGTTTACAAAGAATGTTATGGAAACCCTGCGTGACCATTGTTACTCAGCATCGGCTGACCTTGCAAAAGAGAAGGGTTCGTTCCCTCTCTATGACGAATACCACTACCTACAAGGCGAATATATCAAGACATTATCTCCTTGGGTTATCTCTAAGATAAAAGAAAATGGCATTAGAAACAGCCATTTAACTAGCATTGCCCCAACAGGGACAATCAGCCTCACAGCAGATAACATATCGTCAGGTATCGAACCTCCTTTCAGTAACTTCTATGACCGCACAATCCAGCAGTTTGATGGGCATACAGTAGAGCGTGTAGAGGATTATGCCTACGCTCAGGGATACAAGGGGCGTACTGCAAATGAAATTAGCGCACAAGAACACCTCAATGTTCTGGCATTAGTCTCGCAATATGTAGACTCAGCAGTCTCCAAGACCTGTAACGTAGGTGACCAAGTAACTTACGATGAGTTTAAGAAACTCTATTACGATGCTTGGAAGATGGGTTGTAAAGGTATCACCACGTTCCGCGCCAGCGGCAAGAGATATGGTATTTTGAACGAGGTAAATGATAACGATAACAAGGCTGAAGCGTGTTTTATTGACCCAACTACAGGGCAAAAAGAATGCGGTTAACTCAAACCTTCCCCTATAGGTACTATCATTATGAAAATATTCAATGATAACCCTACTTTATCACAGGAACTACTTAATCATATTAAGGCTTTGTTCCCTAATCAGCTTCCAGCAAACGAGATTTCTCTTCAGAAACTCCATTACCTGCAAGGCCAGCAGTCTGTAATTAGAAAGCTGGAAGAGTTGTACAACCAAAATTTTGAGGAATAACTAAATGTGTTTATCTAGACCTAGCACACCTAAGCCTGTCGTACAGGCACAGCCTGCCCCAACTACATCATCAACGTCATCAAGTCCTGAGTTTGATACTGCAATGAACTCAGTAGAGACTCAATCTGATGTTAATATGAAAAAGAAAAAGGGTAAGGACAAGCTAAAAATTGCAAATAAATCAGACCCTTCACTTTCAGTCACTGGCTCAACAGGCTCAGGCGTTAACGTAGGATAGTAAAATGGCACTAGAGATTAGCGAAGGTATTGCCGCTAAACGCTACGCTATGTGCGAGGCATCAAGAGATGTATTCTTACAGCGTGGGCGTGATGCCGCAGAACTTACCATTCCTACTCTCCTGCCCCCAGATGGACACAGTGGTAGCACAGTATATGAAACCCCCTACCAAGGGGTAGGAGCAAGGGGTACTAATAACCTTGCTTCTAAACTACTTCTTACTTTGCTCCCTCCTAATAGTCCGTTCTTTCGCCTGACCATAGATGACTTTGACCTTGCTGAACTAGCAGGCTCTGATGCTCGTGGTGCTGTCGAAGAGGCCTTGTCTCGTATTGAACGAGCAGGGATGCAGGAGATAGAAGCCAAAGCAATGCGTGTGCCTGTGTTTGAAGCACTCAAGCAACTTATCGTAACAGGTAACGCCTTACTCTATATGCCTAAATCTGGTGGCATGAAGATATTCAAGCTTGACCGTTATGTTGTTAAGCGTGACTCAATGGGTAATGTTTTGGAAATCTTGACGAAGGAGAGTGTTAACGCACTCATGCTCCCTCAAGAGATTCGTGAGGTTATTGAAACCTCCGATACAG